ACTCTCTTTTCTCACTCTTTGTACTGCTACCGCGCACCATAATGTAAAAAACGCTCCTACTGTAGTAGCTCCTGCGATATAAAATAATGCACTTCTCATTTATTCACCTTCTCTCTTTATAAATTCATCACTCTCTTTATTAATTCATCAATTTCATACCCTATTGGCCTCCATAAATACATCCACCCTTCAACACCATTCACATACCGAAACTTCTTTGAACTGTACTTATATTTCACTTCTTCATCGCCAAAGAAAATATCCTTTAATACACACATATCGTTCCACATTGGATAAAGGTATTTATTTTGTGAGCCGGGATCTTGTGGCGAAACCGCTACATATTCATAGCCATTCGTGCATTCCCATATCAGTTTGCATGTACCACACTCTGGAAGTTCAATCTCTGCCATATGCGTCGGGGGTATTACTTTGTGATTCCGAATACACTGATTCCCCAATATTTTTTCCAAGCTTCTCAAATCGTTCACCTCTCATTATTTTCTCTAAGCACTCGTTCCATCCATCTTCATAACCAATTTCATACCCTGTTGCAGTTTTCGGAGCTATATGGCGTTCCGGTAATGGCTTCAGCGGACACCAATTAGGAATTGTTGCCGCTTCTTTATCGATCACGCATTTTCCTGCACCCAGGCAAAAGAGGCTTGTTTCCAATATATTGCTACAATCTTGACCAATTGGACAATCATAGCAATTCTCTGGTGTTTCTATCACTAATACTGATTTATCCATCTTCTTCCTCACTGAATTTGAATTCGACATTTTCACTGCTATCAACGCCCGCTCCGCAGCATGCAGAACAGTAATTCTGTCATAGACTTCGTTCTTATCCCCTGCCTGCAAGGCAATACAATTTCCAACTTCCAGTTTATATCCTCGCTTAATGGTGTAGGATCATTGAATTCTTCCGTTGCTTCTCCCCAAAACGGAATAGCAACCATAATGCCATAATAAGTTGATGAATCCGGGTGCTTTTCACTCATGTAATTAGCAAATTTGCCACTCCGGAAATCTGGCAGAATGTCTTTGTAGCACGCCATCGTAGTTACAATGTAATTCTTTTCCCCGAAGAAATTCAAACCATTACCGCTATAAACATCCTCTTTGCAGCTCTTAATTTCATAGCAGGTGAATATGCCTTTTTCTATTCCTGACACAGAGCATTGATTCGCCGGAGAAAATTCCATGTAGTCCACCCGCCTTGCCTTCGGTGTCCATGGATCAATACTAACCTCGCTGGCCCAGTGCGAGCCAGCCCCTCCGAGGCGAGTATCTGTAAGTAATTTTCCGAGGAATTTGGTTGTTTCAGTTCTTGTCATAACTATTCCTCCACTACTTCATATTTGGTTTTTTAACCTTGATTTCTTCTTTTAACTCAGGCTTTGTGCTATTGTTTTCTACCCATATACGAAGTTCCTTTGCTCCTGGATTATTTTTCTCAATGTCATCTGCAAAATTACGCAGAACCATAGAGACGATTCCGGCATCAGCAGTCGCATATGGCGAGAGAGCTCTGATAATATTTTTACTATAGTAATTCATGCCATCGTTAAGCATTTCTGTGCCTTCTTTGTTTTTTCCTTCCTGGACCAACTTTCTGGCTCTAAGAACATAACTTTGCATACGTTTTTCTTTAATCTTTCTCATCGTTTTACCGCCTTTATCTTTTTTCTCAAACGTTCAGCGTGTTCATTTGTTACGATATAGTTTTCGCACTGTTTACATCTCATGTCTTTATTTTTTAAGTCCCCATCATAGTATCGACATTCCTCGCAAACATAGCAAAATATCTTTGCTTCTCCTGCCATTTTGTCTGAACTGTACAGATTATTCGCACAATGACCACAAAGACAGCCAGCGCAAGGAAAAGCATAATCATCCCGACTCATAAGTTTCTTGAGAGCATTTTTATATCCTCAAAATAGAAAATCCATTTATCTGGTTCTGATGCCTGTTTTGGAAAATCCTTCCAGTGTTCGTATGCTTTTAGCAGCAGGCAATCAATGGCATAATTTTCTATATTCTTCTCTGTCTTTAGCCATACACAGTGCTCTCTGCAGTAATCTTTAATCGTCTTCAACAATTCCGCTTTTCCGGCGATTTCAATAAACTCTTTTATCAATGGATAATAGTTAATATCTTCGATATTCCCAAATTGTGTTTTCTTGAAACTTATTCCTCGATACTGTTTACGGCCTGTCCAATCTTTTCCGATAAATTCAGTTCTGAAATTATTACTTGTGGGCTTAAATTCCTCGACCTTGCATACAAAGCTACATGTTTGATACATTTTTGTCTCCCTTATATGGCTGTGGCTTTTCTTTCCACGCTATGACTTTTGCATTCAGAATCCGCATTTCCAATTTCCACCTTCCGTCTACCGTATGAGCAACTTCGGTATGGCGTTCCCCATTATCGTATTCAACAGTAACGAGCACATTTCGAGAGACTTTCTCGAACATTCCTGTTTTCCATTTATTCGTTCCTTTGAACTTTGCAAACATTGAATCTCGTTCAACCGGCATCTCGTCATTAACCCGTATCCAGTCAGATTCGTCTAAGTTGTCCAAATCAGTGATAAGCAGATCCACTGCTGTAAGCAAGTTCGTATGAGAATACCATGCTCTATCCTTATTACTCAAAAGTTCCTGTTTGAATTGGTACAATCTATTTCTGATAATGCTCATTCTCTCGCCTCCGTTTCTTTTAGTTCCTCCTGCAACTTATTGTCAATAGTGGCGAATCATAGGAATCGATTCCATATCAATTATCCTCATCTTCTACCTCCAGTTTTCTCAAATCGTCAACCAACCAGCTTTCGTCTTCTGCTTCAATGAAATCAAACTTTGCAATTGTTATGCCTTCTAAATACAAATATTTGAAGTTACTTCCGTACATAGAGTCAACTTTTCTAGCAAGATATAGTTGCCCTTTTCCATTTCTCAGCATGTAACTCCACGAAGGATCCAGTGCCTCAATAAAACTCTTTTCGGTTTTCGTGAGTTTAGGCTTTTCATACCACTCCAAATCATCTTGCAATTGTTCAATCATACTTAAAACATCGTTCGCAAGAATCATCTGGTCATCATCTGCGAATTTCTTCACTTGTATATGATAATTTAATAATCTGTCTTTTAACCGGCTCATACTTCTTCCTCCGATTCGCTCAGTTCCGCCTGCAACAGATCATCAATTACCGGAAGAATCAGTTTAGGTGCCATCATCATATGAATCTGTGTC